ATATCATATCAAACGTTTGTGATACTCAACTATTTCATTCAGTTCATTCCGATCTTTGATGCTAAACTGCCAGATGATTTCATTTGGTCTAAATTCAGTTTCAAAGCTAAGAAGTTTGCGCCGTTTATTCTTCCACAGATAGACAAAAAAAAGTTTGCAGACCTCTTGAAATCCCATGTGGAAAACACTATATACACTTGACAGGCGAGATTGCCTGTGATACAATACACTGATATACAAATCATACACTGTCATACATGGAGAACATACAATGTCAAACTTTGCATCCCTCAAGAAGTCTTCGGCTGATATCGGCCGCCTCACCAAGGAAATCGAAAAGATCAATCAGCCTCAGGGTTCTAATGACCGTGAAGCCGACACTCGTTTCTGGACACTGACCCGCGACAAGGCTGGTAACGGCTCTGCTGTTATTCGTTTCTTGCCTGCGGCCGCTGTCGATGGTGATGACGCTCTTCCTTGGGTTCGCTACTTCGACCACGGCTTCAAGGGTCCGTCGGGCAAGTGGTACATCGAAAACTCTCTGACCACCATCGGGCAGAAGGATCCCGTTTCTGAATACAACTCTTCGCTCTGGAATGCATCTAATGATGATGCGTCTTGGCAGCGTAAGCAGGCCCGTGACCAGAAGCGCCGTCTTCACTACATTGCGAATATCATGGTTCTTAAGGACCAGAGTAATCCTGAGAATGAGGGCAAGGTATTCTTGTTCAAGTTTGGTAAGAAGATTTTTGATAAGATCACTCTTGCTATGAACCCGCAGTATCCGGATGATCCTGCAATGAACCCGTTCGATCTTTGGAACGGAGCCAACTTCAAGCTTCGCACCCGCATGGTTGCTGGTTATCTTAACTATGACCAGTCTACATTCGAGTCGCCTTCTGCATTGTCTAGCGATGACGGGGAACTTGAGAAGGTTTGGAAGTCTGAATACTCTCTGAAGGAGTTTGTTGATCCGAAGAACTTCAAGTCATATGACGACCTGAAGAAGCGCCTGACTGAAGTCCTCGGCGGTACTTCTGCTGCCGTTAATGACCAGATCACTGATTCGGTTACTCAGAGGCCAAACTTTGAAGCTGCAAAGGCTCGTAAGTCGGTCGAAGACACTCCGCCTTTCGATACTGAAGATGAAGACCTGAATTACTTCAAGGGTCTTGCTGAAGACGAATAAATACTGGTGATTCCAGTCGGTCGAAATGAGTAAGGGCAGCTTTCGGGCTGCCCTTATTTTTTATGATGATGTGGAGTTTGGCGCGCTTCGGTTGAAATGGAAACCTTCATTCTGAAATTTGGTTCTCTTGAAGGCTCTGCCTTGAGAACCGATTGAGTATGTAACAGAAGAAGCATTCTGTTGCCAATTTTTTTCTGGGCGACCACCATCTTTATCTGGTGCGGCCTTTGGTTGATTTTTTTCTGGCGTATCATTTCTTTGATCAATATCATCTACTCGACCAGCCAATTCATCGATCTTATCGTCAGCATATTCAGTGTCTTTAGGCTTAACGTAGATGCCTTCGCCTGAATTCATTTTCCATTTCAGACTGCCATCTTCATCAAACACGCTGAGATTTTCATCATCTTGTACATCAGGTGAGCCGCCTGTTCTGAACTTACGCACCTCTTCTGGTCTGCCAGTTGGTGCTGGTATAGCCTCAGCAACTTGTATAGGCGCGGGTGTGGCTTCAGCAGATTTTATAGGTGCTGGCGCTTCAGCCTTTGGTGTAGCTGGTGCTGCTGGTGTCTCGACCTGCGGCTTTGGTGCCGCGACCGTTGTTGTAATCGGCGCAGTCTTCTCAATTACTGGCGCAGCTTCAGCAGTTTGTATTGGTGCTGGAGCATCGCGGCCAGCCACATGATTAGTTGGCTTAGCTGGTGTTAATGTCTCGACCGCTGGTGTAGTAGATTCAGGCGTTTTAATTGTTGATGTAACTTCAGCGGTTTGTATTGGTGTTGGTGCTACAGGTGCTTCTTCTGCTGGCTGGAAAGGTCCGCCATTTGTAACATTACCCATATCGGCCTGATGTTTATTTGTTCCAGGTGGAATTACTGAAGGCTTACTCAGTTTTGCAATTGCTGGTTGTTCACCAACGACTGCTTCTGATGCTTCTGGTGTCTGAAACAATTCTCTTCTACCATCATACACAATTGGTTCCGGTGTCGCGGCTGTTGGTGTAGTTTCAGCACGACCCGGCGCCGGCGCTTCTTTTGCTGCAATTGTTTCAGCATTTGATAGAGTACTGTCGTTATTTTCACTAGCAATTTCCGCTGTGGCTATTTTTTTCGGATCTTCTTTTTTAACCAATAAAGGTTCAGCAGTCTTTGCTGGTAATGGTTTTTGTGACTCCTGAGGTTTTTCTGGTGCCACCGGAACAGGTTTTTCCGATTTAGACTCAGGCGGTTTCTCAGCAGGCTTAGAATCAATTGAATTTGGACTAGGCGTAGTAAAATTCTGTTCTGGATTTGTGTTAAGAACAGTAGTTGGCCCTGCGACTGGTGTTGCAGCAGCTACAGGCACATTAGCTTGATCATTGATTTGCTGATCCTGATCTAATGCCTGCTGACGCAATTCGTTCTGTTCAAGTTTGGCTTGCAAATTCTGCCAACCGTCCTCTGTGTAGTATTCTTTTTCTTGAGGCACAGTACGAACATTCATTGTATCAAATGCAACAGGATATTCTGCTACAGTATCACCCTCATGAGATTTTTTATCTGTGGTGTTTCCAGAAATAGTTGGAATCATCCATTTGCCGTTTTTATCCTTGTATGCTGGACCGGTCGCAATCATAACATGACTGCCAATTTTGCCTGTTCTTGGCGACTTTTGCTTATTTACGATAATATCTCCAGCTTTGACATTTTTAGGATCACCAACTTGATCACCATAGTTACTGAAATCACCAGCTGCCCAACTTTCTGTGCCTTTGATGCCTTGAGATTTAAGTGATGCATTGACGAATGCGGCGCACCATGCGCGACTGCTACCAACAGGATCACCATTTAAAAATTTTGTAAGGGTTTCTCTATCTCTCTTTTCGTGCATACCTTTAAATTCGAGAGCTTTTTGAACTATACTGGAATTAGGATTGATTTTACCTGTGGCTGCATCTGCAACAAGACGCTGCACATCTTCATCTGTACCAAGTTTCTTTGCGGTTTCTAGAGCTTTGATACTTGTAGGATCACTCTTGAGGTTTACCTGTACTTTCTTAGGCATTTCAGAAATGGCCTGTTCCAGATCAGCGGGAACAGCAGCAGGCGTTGGATTAGCTTCTATAGAAGTTGGTGAAATTTGTTTATCATAGACCGACTCGACTAGTGAATTTTCTCTATCTAACTTCTTTTTTTCAGCAACTTCTACCTTGTGCTTCGATATTTCTTCAGGTGTAAATTGCTTTTCAGGATCTACAGCCTGAGATGTAACACCTGTCAGTGCAGACTCATATGCAATTTGCGGATCCATTCCCAATGCAATATTCTCTTTATAGCGTTTTTTAGCATCCTCAAGGGCTGCTCTTGTTTGTTCAAGACTGATCTTAGCCTTATTGACACCATCGCTGTAATAGCTTTTGCCGCCTTTCGACACAGATGCCATCGATGCCCACTCTTGAGACATTTGCTCTTGAGCTTTGAGAATATCGTCACTATCGCCTCTGATAAAATCACCAATACCCTTACGGCCTGGCTTTTCTGTAGTAAGCCATGCCATAATCTTTGTCTGCGTAGCCGCATCATAGGTTGTTTTATCAGGATCTAGACCAAGTGCAGTAACAGCGGCCTTCATTGTATCAGGAATGACTTGATATGCACCAACAGCAAATAGCTTGTCAGGATGATTTTTAGGTAGGTTCTGAAGTCTCATTACCTCTGACAATGGCGTTTTTTCTAAGTCCATTGTACCGGCTTTGTATCCGTGAGCCGCGCCCTTATTATAAGACTGATATGCTTTGCCTGCCGCTTTCACGCTACCGAATACCTCACCACTCTGAAGTGTATCGGCCAAACTGCCAGGAGCAACAACACCTGTTTGTGCTTTTGCTGCTTGTTCGCGCATTGATGCAACCGCTTGTTCGTCTGTCATTTCAGGAATGGCAGTGGTGCGAATTACTTTTTTACCTTCGTCTGTGGCAGATACTTCTAATCCAGCCTTACTCAATTGTTCGGGCGTTAGATCATTCAAGTGTGTTAGGTTTGGATCACTAAGTAATTTGCCTTCGCTACCAATAAATTCAAGGATACCATTAACATCGATGCCTTTTTCAAGCAATTTCTCTCGCATTTGTTCAGCGGTCACTTCAGGCACACCGGCTGGATTTTGCCCAGCTGGTACGGCCGTTTCACCATCATAAAATGCCTTATCTTCACCAGGATCACCACCGCCTTGCTGATCAAAAGCGCCTTTACCAGTTTCATCAAGATAACGATTGGCTAGAATGAAGTTGGATATATCAGGTAGTTGTTTGCGATAGTAATCAGGAAATGCTTTAGCCATCTGAATAGGCGTCAGCGAGGCTATTAGTGCCTGAGCAAACGTATTATCGGAAGCGGCTGCCTGTACGCGGTTACTCACTGACAAATCCAATAGAGTTGCGAAATCTATGGTCAGGTCATCACTGGTAATAGGATTTTCTAGTGCCATTTTTATCTTCTTTTCTTTGATGACGCCCTTGTGGCCGCTTCGCGGTCGCGCCTATCTTGTTCCTGTTTCTTTATGAATTCTGATAACAAATCAAGATACACATACTTTTCCCACGGAATCATATTTTCTAGTTCAATCAAAGAATACTTGTGGTGTTGAACCAATGCAAAATGGGTCTTATAATAATTCAATATATTATCATATCCGAACATCACTGAAAAAAACGCATGAAGTCTTTATACCTCACGGTATGATTCTTACCACACTTAGGGCATACGCCTTCAGCCTTGACAAAGAAAGTAGGGAAGTTGGCAATATAATCGGCTAGCTTATTAAACTGCTCTTGTGTCAGGCCCTCAATGAAATCTTGTAGCTCTTTTGGTCCCAGGTCTTTACTGGTGTAATACTGCCCATTCGCAAAGATTTTCTCCACTGAGGCTGCAATGATCTTAATCTTCTTCTCTAGGCTATCATCATCGGTATTCAATAGACGAATAACTGAATAGTTAGGGTATTTCATGTAGAATATTAGTTTGTCATTAAACTTAATCTCAGACCCAATTTCAGCTTTTTTATCTACTGTAACATTCGAAATGTCAATCTTAACTGGAAACTGACCACCGCACTTTTGATCATCAACCTTATTCTGACAAACATAATTAACATCTATGCTTTCGCCTACCGACTTGGCTCTCAGAGCAATGAACAGGCAGTCTATATCAAAGAATGGTATGGTGTCGAGGTTGATATCTGAATTTATCAGGCAGTTATTGATCACCTGCTTCGTAGTGTTTATGATTTCATTTGGATCATCACTCTTGACGGCCATCAGTAAAAGCTTTTCTTCTTTGACTAAAAACGGTCGAAAGGTCACCGTCTTACCACTAGACGGCAGTTTCAATTCATACATAGGCAAATCAATCTTAGGTAACATAATATTTTCCTTGTTATACTCTAAAGTTTATATTGGTTAAGCGCCCGTTTGGAGCTATGCTGGCACCATTAATTAGGCTGGCTCCACTCCTAGGCGCAGCATCTTTACCAACTCTCTGCCACTTGTGATATGTGAATGTGACCGCCAATCTCATTAGCTGGTCATCTGCCCATGTCATCGGTTGTGGGTTAACCAATAGAGGGAAGGCGTTGAATAGTGTTATGCGATAAGTCTCATAAGGTTCTATTGGCTGATTGGTTAAGCCTTGATTTGGGCCTGCATTAAAAGGGTTTGCATACTCGGCAAACTGCATAATCTCAATTGTTGTTTCATATTCTCTCCTGAAATTGAAATTGAAACTATTGGTTGGGTTGATATATTCCATCCAGTCATCAAAGAACTGGCGCTCATAACCCTCGGTGCGACACACAAAGGTCAAGGTTGTGTCTTCGTACTGTGTGAGCACCGGTAGCTTCTGGTTCGGGCCATAGTAGCGAACATCAGCGTTAACGAAACCTCTGCCTGGCATTTCAGCCGCTTCACAAAGATATGTGAAGTCGCCAATAACACTCTTACTTGCGCTACTCGCCGCCAAAGAGGCTAGAAACTGTGGTCGATTTATTCTGACCGCAAAACGACATGACTTAGCCAAACCACCATATTTGTTCATGATGGCTAGTGCATCATTCATGCCTAAATTTTTGGGTGAATTAGTAACTGGAATATCTGACATATTAGGTCTTTCTTATGAATAACTCTAGAGATAGCTGGGCCGCTTTGTCCCATTCGGTGGCAGGTATTTCAATGAAGCGAGAGCGAACATGACCATATAGATATCGTTTGACCGCTGGCCCAATAATTGAGGTAATGCCCTTAGTAGAATTGAGCAGGTCATATGAAATTCGAACGCGGGTGCGCTCAGTATAATTCTGAGATGTGGCAAAGCCAGATAGCTTATTCAACAGGTTCATTCTAGCATTTACATCCAAATAGTGGATGTTGAGGCCCAGAAATCCATCTGTATAATCTTCCATTGGGAAGACCAGTGGGTATACATCATATACTGGAAGCTTGTCTTTGGTCTTTG